TTTTTTCATTTTTCATTAATTTCGATTTTTTTTAATTGTCTAATTGTATTATATTACAAAATTTTAAAAGTCAAGTTTTTTAAATGTTGAAAAAAGCCTCAAAAACATACGAAAAATCTACATTTTTGAATGCTTATCCACAAGTTATTCACAATTTGCTTTTCAAAAATTTTGAATTATAATTTCTTTGTGGTTGTAAGGCCGGCAATTAAGCAATATCCGGGGGGAAGAAAAAGGGCGCCCGGCCAACCTATCATTAGCACACTATATAATCCCCCCGGAGGCGCCCTTTTCTTTTTCCCGGGAATAAAAAAATGGAAGCAAATAAAAATTCAGATAACAACGAAAGAAAAATCTGGTGGACGGTCACAATTAATCTTTACGCAATTTACAAATATTTTCCTTCTCTTGATATAATAGACGCAGTTCTGCTCTATTATTTACGGGATATTTGTAATTCAAGGTCCAAAGGCCTTTTAAGAAAAGTTAAGGACGGAAAAGAATTCACGTGGGTTTCCTATAGACATATAATAGAGCAGGTACCAAGCTTGCGTATTACTTCAAAGGTCGGCATCAGAAAACGCTTTTTAAAACTTGTGAAGTTCGGTCTTTTTGAATATTTTGTAGAAGATGGAAAATTGTTCGTAGCTCCTACGGAGCTTGTGGACCTTTTGATATTTGCAAGGGTCAATAAGGGTGTTAACTCCAGTTTACGGGGGTGTAAACCACAGTTAACGGATGCGTTAACTACAGTTAACACCCCGTTAACTACAGTTAACGCCTACTATACTATAGACCATAATACTATATACCATAATACTATAGACCATAATACTAATAGAGCTGAAACTTCAAAACAACCCAACCAAGTTATTTGTTGGTTTTGTAACAATACAAAAGACAAAAAAGATTGCCTTCAAAGTTCTCCGACTTCTTTTATCTGTAAAGAATGCTTTTTCAAGAAAAAATCTAAAGCCTTAAAAAACGAAGAAAAATTATATGAAATTGAGAATTCTCCAGTTTTTGACAGCAAAGAACAATCGGAAATGGCCGTAGAAATCTCTCGGGAAGAACGAAAAGAAAAGCGAAAAGGTGAAAGGAAAGAAAAAGGCAAGAAAAATAAGGAAAAATTAGACATTTGGGAAATTCCGTATTAGGTGTTAAAATGTAAGAAAGGTAAAACAGAGAAAAAACAGTGCAAAATGAGAAATACAAGCGGTTTAAAACCATTTAAGAAGGGGCAATCAGGAAATCCTGCTGGTAGACCAAAGGGTTCAAGGAACTTTAAGACAATCTTTAGAGAAGCTGCAAAAGCAGTTGCAGAGGCTTTAAGGTTGGGCAAAGAACCTGAAGCAGTTGAACTTGAGATTGTCAAAAGAGGTATAAAACAAGCTTTGAAAGGCAATTATTCGTTCTACAAGGACATTCTTGACAGGCTGTACGGACAGGCAAAACAAACAATTGAAACAGAAGAAAAAAGGGTTTTGGTATTAATAGACGAAGACGAAAATGAAAAAAAATGAAATTTTATTTTCCATATAAGAAATGGAAAAAATTAACTTTTTCAAATTAGCAAATTTCACTCCTAAACAAAAACTTTTTTTGGAATTCACGAAAACCTATCGCTACACCCTGTATGCCGGAGCGGTTGGAGCCGGCAAAAGTAGGGCCTTGAGATGGATAATTCTTTATTGGCTTCTATACTGGGGGGCAAAAGGATATAAAGGCATCCAAGGAGGCCTGTTCTGCAGGACCTATCCGGAACTGAACGACAGGCACCTGAAAAGGGTGAAGGAGGAATTCCCCGAGTGGCTTGGGACCTACTATGAGCAGAAGCACGAATTTCATCTGAACGAAGATTATGGAGGAGGAATAATAATGTTTAGGAACCTTGATGAACCAGAAAAGTATAGGTCCGCGGAATTCGCTATTGTGGGAGTGGACGAAATCACACAAATTCCCAAGGAAACGTTTGATTTGCTCGTTGAAAGGAACAGGTGGCCAGGCTTGGAAAATCCAAAATTTTTGGCCGTCTCCAATCCCGTCGGAGAATTTTCAGGCTGGGTTAGGGAGTTTTTCGTAGAAAAAACATCAAAAGACGAAAGATGTAAAGAAGCAGGTTATTTGAAGGCAGAAATAAAAGATAATCCTTATTTGCCAGAAAACTATTACGGGGAATTGGCAAAGGGTATGGATGAACCATTGAAAAGGGCATTGCTTTATGGCGACTGGTACGCCTTGGAGGGGGTTATGGACGAAAAAGGATACCTGCCACTATTGACATCCACACAGCTTCAGAATGCTATCATAGATGTTGACATTCAGAACTTCCACAAACCAGTTATAGGTATAGATCCAGGAGCAGGCGGGGATGAAACTGCAATTGTCATAAGGGATAACTTTGTGGCAAAAATCCTTTTTAACAAGAGACTTTCGGATACCATGCAGGTTCTTCCGCTTTTGAGCGATTACATTGTGAAATATCAGCCGTCAGCAATTGTTATAGACATTACGGGTATAGGAAAAGGAATTTACGACAGGCTTAACGAGATAGGCCTGTATCAGGAACTTCACGGCGTTCAGTTCGGCCAAAAATCAAGTTATCCAGAGAGATTTTTCAACAAAAAGGCTGAATTGTACTGGAAAATGAGGGAATGGATACTGACAAGCGGAAAACTTTTAAAGGACGATGCCTGGAACGAGCTTTTGACCTTGAGGTATAAGGAGCATTCGGATAGGGTGATAAAATTCCAATCAAAAGAAGAGCTTTTAAGAAAGGGAATTAAATCTCCGAATGTTGCCGATGCCTTGGCCCTGACATTCGCTGTAGACTTATCAACAATGGTTGAGTTTGACAGGCTTAAAGAATTTATGCTATAATGAAGCTGAAAAATGCAGGCGGAAATTAATGTTTTTTGTCCCGGATGTTGAAGGACTTCAGCAACCTTTTGGTGGCAAGGATAACCAAGAGGGAGATTCTTTTAAAAAGGCCCGAGGCATTGAACGAGTTCGAGGCCGAAGGCAAAAAATATTATGTTTTGAAGGAGGAATGGTTCGAAAACTTCAAAAAGGTTTTGCGTGACATTCTCCTAAAAAGGGCCGTTCAACAAAAATACTATCTTTATTCCGAAATTGTTTATAGGGAGACGGCGGATGCCTTGTATGCAGTTGCCTTGGCTTATCCAAGATGGGTTGGTTTTATTGGACGGATTTTGAGGCTTCCCCTTGTCACCCCCGAGGAATTTATCCAGAAGGCCATTCAAAAAATAAACGAGTTCGAATTCAAACCGGTTTACGTCGAGGAATTCCAAGAGCCCCAGCAAAATGCTAAACAGGCTTGAGCTTTCCCTAAAGGATTTGACAGACTGGACGGAGCAGGAAATCCTTGAGACCATAAGGGAGCAATTCAACGAATCTCAGCAGGAGTTGAGGGTTAAGAAGACCTATTGGACCGAATACATAAAACTTTACCTCAACCAAGAAAGGAAAAAGGTTGGGGATCTGCTGGTTGGCTCAAATCTTCTGTTTACGCAGTTTCACGAGGTTTATTCTTCAATTGACAACGATGACATGCTTGTGACCTTCAGGGCGAGAATGCCAAAGGACGAGGAAAAAATCATTTACACCAATGCCGTAGCTCGGTTTGACTTTGACGAAATGAATATGGGAATGGTGAGAAGGGAGCTGTATTGGAATACGATATTTTTCGGGACTGGCATTTTGGACGTGTCACAATACGACACAAAAAGGAAAATCGTAGTACCCTCCGTCCAATCCCCGTTCACGTTCTTCATCGACAAATACGCCACCACCATCGAGGACGCAAGATACGCCGGGAGATACATTTACAAGACCTACTACGAACTTGTGAATGACGGCAGATTGGACCCGGAAAAAGTCAAAAAAATCGCAGAAGTAAGTTATCCTGCCTCCATGGAAAAAACCGTCCTGGAAAGGAGGGCCAAAAACATCCTTCTTGAGGGGCTTTACACGCAGGAGCCATTGCATCCCCAGGCCTACCTCGAGCTTTTGGAGTGGTATATGTATGCCAACGGCAAACTGTGGGTTGTATGGACTGACAACAAAATTTCGACAATTTTGGGTTTTCAAAGGGTTGATTATAAGGACAAGGGAAACGGGGAAAGCAAAATCCCCTTTGTTGTTTATTACTACCAAAAAACACCGTTTGGCTTCTGGGGCATTGGATTGCCTGATATATTGGAGAACCCGCACAGGATCTTGGTTTACCTCTCAAATTTAATGCTGCAGGGCATTAGGCTTGATGCCACTCCCCAGTTCCTTATCAATCTTCAGGCGATTCTGAACCCGAAGGATTTGATGACAAGGGAAATCAACAAAATTGTTTTCACAAAGGTCCCCCCGGCGGGGCAAATAGTGCCATTCCCCAAAACACAGGCGGTCTCCAACGATGTCTTGGCCTATTATCAGATGATTGTCAATGAAGCGTTGGGGGCAGCGGGAAGCCAAAGAATTTTAAGGGGCTCTTTGACGTCAGTTAGAAAAACCGCAACGGAAGTGGCAATGGCAAAAGCAAAACAGGATATGCTGATGTCAAGCATAATGAGGAACATTGTTGCCGGAGAAAAGGATTTTTGGTATAGATGGCTTAAAAGGCATCAGAGGTTCATGAAGGAAAATGATTATAAGTTGATCGAAATGATTGGTTTTTACGGAGCGAGCAAATTCGTGGAAGTTAGTAAAAGGCAATTTATCCCAGAAATTGACCCATCAATTGAGGTAGTTTCATCTTTGGTAGCAGAACCACAGAAAGTTGTTAGAAGAAGGGACTTAGCAGAAATAATCCCGGTTTTAGGGAAAATAGGCGGGAATGTAAGATATGCGGTCAAGAACCTGTTGAGGGATATGGATTTCACACCGGAACAAATCGACTTATTGCTTCCTCCATCCCCCCACCAGCTCAAGGCAAGACAGGAGAACGAATACCTGAAAGACGGGGTTTGGGTTGATATCGACGAAAACGACAACGACATGGAACATATCGAGGAGCACTACAAGATCGCCGAAAACGATGTCGTAAAATTGCACATAGAGGCGCATTTGATGAGCTACATGAGGAAGCAGGGACTGCAGGGAAGAAGCAAGACATTGGAGGGACAACCCGAGGAAGAAATAGAGACGCCGGAATTGGAACAGCCAGAGGAGGTCGAAAGGGAATTGACGCAAGAAATACCAACCGAGGCAATCCAATCAATCGTCGGCCAATTAATGCCACAAACACCTGGCGAAATCAAATAACCCATGCCACTTTCAAAAAGGGGAAAGGAAATACTCAAAAAGTTTCAGGAACAATACGGGAAAGAGGAGGGGAAGAGATTTTTCTATGCCTCAATTGTCAAGGGGCTAATCCCGCACGAAAAAGTTACAAAAGGAAAGGGTAGCGGGAAATTGGAAAAAGCAATTAAGACCTATCAAAGAAAAAAGAAGAAATAATGGAGGAAAGGATTTTACTTGAGGAATACTTTGGAAAACAGCTAAGGGAATATCTTGCCGATAATCCCGAAAGGGCTCAAGAGCTTTATTTGAAGCTGAAATCTTTATCAGCATCGGAAGAGTGGAAGGTTTTTCAAAAAATCATTGAGGATACGAGGGAAAGGGTTATCCAAAACTTCGAGAATTCACCAACGCAACTGGAAACATTGATTGCCTATAGGGAGAGCTTGGCAGCTCTTGACTTTTTAAAAAATTTGCCTGAAAATCTTATGAGGGTTATTGAGTTAGAGTTTACAAATTTGACAGGTGCGTGATTAGGGTTTATAATTTCAAAGAAATGCCCAAGAAAAANGTAGAAAACGAACAGGAAACAAAATCCCAAAACACGAATGATTATCCCCGAATAATCGGGGGGAATTGCGAATTTTGCGGTATTTCCGCGAAGGAATGCAAGCATTACAAGGATGTCTTTTACAACAACCAATTTGTCTGCCTTTGCGGAGGAAGTAGGGTGCAATCCACATTCAACCAGTCCATTTATATGTATGTTCCCGAATGGAAGGCCTGGATTTGCAATTCCGAAGGATGCAGAAGGCAGGTTGAATTGAGAGGAGGATTTGCAAAAGAAGAGATTTTACGATTCTATGTTCCATAGTAGTAAACCCTTTCCTTCCTTATCTGCTCCCGGGTAAGGAAGCGTATCAAATGGGCGTTAAATACTAAAGTCGCAATTTTTCCTTTCCTGTCTGCTCCCGGACAGGGAAGCGTATCAAATGGGCGAAGAACAACTTCAACAACAAGAACCTCTTCAGGAAAAACCAATTCAAGAGGAAGGCGTCCCCGAGGAACAGCAACAAACCGAGGAAGGTCCTGCTGTTAAGGTCTTAAGGCAGAAACTCGAGCAGGAAATAAGGGCAAGGAAGAAGCTCGAAGAGGAACTCGCAAAGACAAGAGAGCTTTTGAATGTTTCCGATGTGGGCGAATTGATGAGGAAAATAGAGAGACTTGAGCTTGAGAACCTCGTTGCCAAAAAATATCCGGAGCTTTCAGATGAAATCGAGAACATAATGCAGTTCAGGAAAGAAGGAGAATCGATAGAGGACGCCATCCTAAGATACATCGGCAAAAAGTCAGTCGAAAGAAAGCAAACTCAAGTAGGCTTTTCTTTGGGTTCAAGCAGATTAACCTCTCCCCCATCGGAACCCCAAGGAAAGATTAGCAAGGAACAGGCAGAACAGCTTTTTAGGCAACTCTACTATCCCGAAGAATAAAAGAAAAGGGCTGTTTGGCTTTGTGGGTTCTGATGGGCATACGGCCAAATGCCTATGACAACAACAACCAACCTTGAGGCTGCCAAGAAAGCCTTGGGGATCTATTGTGACACTGTTGTAATCGAATCATTACAACCAAACCTTTATTTTGAGCAATTTGGAACCATTGTAAATGTTCCCCCGGGCAACTATACTTCAAGGTTCTTCACATTCAATAAAATCGCAACTTCTTCTGTATCAACTCTCACAGAAGGAACTCCTCCAACTAGTATCTCTGTTTCCGTTAATGCCATTGATATAACTCCAACTCAATACGGTATCAATGTTGAACTTACAGACTTGGTTGCTTTAACTGCTGTTTTTGATTTAATCAATACAACCCTTCATGAGGTTGGTAAGGCAATGGCAAGAAAGATTGATGAGGTTATCCAAACGGTTGTCAATGCAGGAACAAATGTAATTTATGCTGGCGGTAGAGAATCAAGAGATCAACTTACAGAAAGCGACTTGTTCGATGCCAACCTTATAAGAAGGGCCGCGGCTTTCTTGAGAAAGAACGCTGCTCCCGAATTCACAAACAGGGGCGGTGGCTATGTTGCTATTACAACTCCTGAAGTGGTTTTTGACTTGAAATCCGATACATCCGTCGGTCAATGGCTTGATACGCACAAATATGCTGCTCCCGAAAATCTTTTCAATGGTGAGATTGGCTCAATGGATGGCGTAAGAATTGTCCAGTCTCCCAATGTTGTAACTTTCGAATCAAGCGTAACAGTCCATCCCACAACCTTCATTGCCGCCGATGCCTATAGGATTTCCTACTGGCTTGCAAATAAGGTAAATACTTATGTTCTTCCTCCCGAAAGCAACCTCTCTGTCTCCAACCCATTGGGACAGAAGGGTTCTGTGGGTGCCAAGACCAACATCGGCGTGGCACGAACACAGGAGGAAAGACTTGTGAGGGTTGAAAGCGCGGCATCTTCTCTATAACCTGATGGGGGCTGGTGATGAACCGGCCCTCCTCTTTTTCGGGATGGGGTGGGGTTGCTCCCTGCCCTATCCGCACATTAAAAGCTTTTCAATATGAACTTACAAAAAATCTTCGACAAAACAAGGAGGTTGACAAATACAACAACGGCAACATTGCAAGATACGAGGCTTTTAGATTTAACAAATGAGACCTATCTTGACATTCAAAGAAGATTAGCACAGGAAGAGATAGAGATTCTCGGGACAATCAAGAAAACTGATTTGGTGTCAGGACAAGCAAATTATCAGTTGCCGACGGATATGTTGACAATCTTGAGGGTGGAAGTGAATTACGACGATCCAACGGACAACACGAAATGGAGAAAGGTTGATCAGACTGATTTAGCTAATCTTCCTTTTGAGTTTTACAATCTTTTGCAATCTCAGCCAAAATCAAAACCCTTAATGGACTTATTCGCTTCACAAATTTTTATTTTCCCCCAGCCAACAGCAAATCAGGTTAACGGGATAAGGCTTTGGTATATTCCCAGGCAACCAGAATTTACAAGTGCATCAGACGAAATACCTGCAGTCTTGGCTAATTACTGGGAGGTTTTCGCCTACGGAAATGCTTTTAGGTATTTTGAAGAAATAGGGCATCCCGAAGCAAATAGAAAACTGGAACTATACGAAACTTTTATGCAAAGAATGATTGAGGATTTAAGGGTTGAGACAATAGAGCCGATTAAAATTCAGACTGTCGATTACTTTAATCAAGGCTGGTTATAAAAAATGCCCTTCGATCCAGTGAGAAATTTCGCAAAAGTGAATGTTAGCCAGGGCTATGATAGCACTGCCACTGTTATTCAATTGGCCTTGGGAGAGGGGAACAAACTGCCAGATCCAGAAACAGAGGGACAATACAATTTGGTATGGTGGAATGCTACTGATTATTCAGACCCATCAGATGACCCATACAAAGAGATCGTTAGAGTTATCGCAAAATCAGGAGACCAAATAACAATCTTAAGAGGACAAGAAGGAACAACGGCACAGAACCATAATCTGCCTGGGAAAACCTATAAAATGATGCTAACATTGACGAAAAAAACCTATGAGGATTTGCAAACAATTGAGGTTTATAAGGATGGAACATTGGTGGGACAGAGAGCGAGATTGAATTTTTTGAATTTTACCGATATAACTGATGATGCAACTAACCAAAGAATTAATTTGAATTTGGGAAGTTTTATGCAATATAACTTTGGAGATGGAAGTGATGGGGATTTGATAATTACGACGGGGACAACCACGATTAATTTGGGGGGCAACAAAGTTTTCATAAAAAAATATAGGAATTTGAAAATAACTGGAAATGCCAATTTAACTTTCACCAATCCTCACGATGATGGGACATTGATAGTTTTTTTAGTCAAGGAAGATTGTGAATTAACCTCTAATGCCGTTAATACGATTGATTTGAGAAATTTGGGAGGGAAAGGTGGAAATGGATTGCAGCACGGAAGGGGATTTTTTGATATTATGAAGGGTAGAATTTACGATTCTTATGTCAGACACATTCCTCTTAATCAAGGAACAGGTGGAGCCTCTGCTATTAATGAACCACCAAATTCTGAATTTCGTTTTTCTGTACATAATACATATGATAACAATCTCAACGTTTATGGTGCATCAGGTGGTAGGGGAGGCGGAGGATTATTGATATTGGTTGGCGGTAATTTGACGACTTCTCCTTCTTTTACTATTAATGCTTCTGGTAGTGATGGTGGTATCAATACTGGTTCTACATCTAGTAATGGCTACGGTGGGACAGGATATGCATTTAGATTCACTCCTAGACCTCCTTATAAAGCATTTTCTAATTTTGTGCCAAAAGAATTTTTGCCATTACCAGGAGCAGGAGGAGGTGGAGCATTTATGTGGCAGGGTTCTGGAATTATTCGTGGAGGTGGAGGAGCGGGTGGAAGTGTTTTAATTGTTTACGGGGGAAAGAAAACTGGGGGTGATGTGACCTTTAATGTTTCTGGTGGAGTGGGCGGAAATTTAATGAATGGAGCAGACGGTATAGGATTAATAGTTCCAATAACGGCAATTATAGGCTTATAAAACAATGCTTACCGCAATATCATCACAACCATTAGGAGGAAGTTATAAAGATGGTCCCTTCAGAAAGAATGTTGTTACAACCAATTGGATTGAGGAAACAAAACCAACAACAATTTGGCGGGAAGATTTGACAAAGCCATCAACAACTTGGACGGATGATTTGATAAAACCATCAACTAACTGGCAAAATGATTGAGCAAGAACTTATCAAATTAGCATTTCAATGGGGAGGAGCAACGGCTGTTTTGATAGCATTATATTTTGTTTTGTCAAAAATATCTGAAATCGTGAAGAACAGGAATGGCGGCAATTTGGTCAAGAAAATTGATGAATTGGGAAAAAATCAATTAAAATCACTGGAAAATAGGGTAGAAAGATTGGAGGACTTTGTCATAGAATTGTCGGAGAGAGTCAGCAGGTTGGAGGCGAAAATTAACGGGAAACCCTCAAAAAATGGATGAGGAAATAAAACAAAAATCAACACTTGAAGAAATCAAGCCGAGAGGAGGGCTTGCCTTTCCATTGGATTATGAGGACATTTCGGTTTTGGACAGCACTTATATTGGCGCATATATAGTGACACTGCAAAATGGTTCAGCAGTTATTTATGATCCAAGAGTAAAAACAACATCAGTGGTTATAGCAACACATAGGACATTTACGGGAGCAACGGTAGGACTTTTGAGAGCATACACAGACAACGGGGTGATTTACATCCAATCAACAACAACAGACGATAATAGTCAGGTTAACGTTTTGTGTAAATATTAATGCCAAGGACAAGGAAAAGAAAAACAAAATCAGAGTTAGGAGTGTTGGTTCTTGATAATTTCAGCAAATCAAGCTTCGCAAAAAGGGAGGTTTCTTTTGATAGCGATTTGCTTCACAGATTGGTTTTATCTCCTACGTATCTTTTTAAATTTGCCGATAATCCTTCTTTTTTAGATTATGGGGACAAACCATATCCACTTTTATCCCATTTGCCGTCAGCCACAATCAATCTGCCAACGGGAAGTGGATATCCGACAGCCTATATGACGCCATCCAATGCCAACGACAGCAGGATAATTTACATAGCCACATCAACAGGAAGGGTTTTCGCTTTGTCACAAACAGGGGTGGCAAGAAATTTCGGGCAACCAGCAACGTTAACAACATTTCAAAACGAGACAACATTAGCAAAATTCATAGGAAAGATTTTTTTCATTAATCCCTCACAAACAAACATTTATCACATTGATGAGACATCAACGGGGACAAGCTGGAATTCCGTATCCGGCTTTGTCTCTCCTAAGTTTGGCTTGACCTTCAGCGTTTATTTCTATGTGGCGGACAAATCAGCAAGCGGAAATGCCTACAGGAATTTGATAAAGGTTTACGGGACCTCATTAAACCAAGTGGGAAGCCTGGATATAGGACAAAACAAGGACATTCAAGATATTATCAACAACAATAACAGGTTTTTGGTGGTAATCGCCAATGATGCTAATGTTTTTACAGAGCAGTATATGTTTTTGTGGGATGGCTCACATCAGAACAGGCCGTTTCACGTCATCAGGTTGCCGGGGATTTACTCAGGAAGTGTGGTTTATGGTGGGGCCTTCTTTATTTTTGTAAGATACGGGAACTCAACATACATTTACGAGCTTGCAGGTTACGCCTTGAGGTTAATTGACATCCTGCCCAACATAGTGATTAACGAGACATTTTTACCGCAATACAGGATAACTTCTTACGGCAACCTGATAATCTTTCCTGCGGTCATAAGGGATTTGAATATCAATTGCCTGGTTCTTTACAATCTCTTCGAAAAAGAGACAATGGCCTTATATGCGTCAGATTTGGCAAAGACAATTTACGGGGTTTGGAGTGTTTTAGACCTTTCCAAAAATTTCAGGGTGTTTTATAATTCAAATGAGGAGGATAAGATTTATCACAGGCTTGTTCTGCCCAATGAGGGGATGAATTCCTACGAAGCAAACAATGGTTCGAATAGTTTCCAGCAGATCCCGGTGCCTGTCTATTACAGCAACGTCATCAATTTCTTCAGGAGGGTGATGATAAGAAGAGTAGATGCTTTCTACGGAAATAAGCCTACAGGAACGAATAAAATCGACATTTCCTTGAAAATGATAGACGAGTTTCAGGGAGAAACAACATTCAACGAGGAAACGCTCACCATAGATAGCCAAAAGATGGATAATTACCATGTTTTTGATACCGTGGGTTTGGTTGGTAATAGGCTTGAAATCAGGGTATCTATTGCCACGGATGGTTCCTTTAGAGGAGGATTAAAGCGGGTCATCATTTATTATTCGCCTCTTGCATAATATGCCTCAAATACAAGTGAAACCAGAGCCAACAATCAGGACACAGCCAACAAGGACAACGACGCAGGCCGTTGCTCCCTTTACTCCTGCCCCGGCCTCCGTTTCGGGGGTTTATCAAAGGCTTGAAAGTGCGATCAAGGACCTTTTTAGGAGCTTGGCTACGGCATTAGTAAAAGCTCAACAGGCAAGTCCAACCGCTACAATACATCAGGCTTTTATGACATACGCGACAAGTGCTGTCCCAAGAAGGGAAGGAGGAACTCCCCCGCCAATTGTGCGTCCCCAAACCCCCCCGGGGACATTCACAGTATCTCCTTCCCAGTATTTTGCACCCTTGACTTCGCCATTGCAGTCCATTGTGGGTTCAGTTTTCAGGCAATATGAGGAATTGAGAAAACGCCAGGAGATGGAGTCTCAATTTACGCCTGCTACCTTAAGCAGAATAAGGCAGGCAGAATTGTATTTACAATCGTTACAGGGACAACAACAACAGAGGCAACAACAAACAAGACAAAAGCAGGCTCAAGCTACGTCACAAGTTGCTGCTGCACAAACAACATCTCAAGCACCTCAGACAGTGCAAGCCGTAACAGCTGAAAGAGGGACAGGGATTGAACCAAGTGCTGGTTCGGCAATACNGGTTCGTGGAAGTATGGTTCCTCAAACAGATATCACTCAAATTCCATTTGTTCAAGACCTATTCAATTTAATGCAACAATCGGCACAGCCAGGGCCTCAGATTTTTTCCAATGTTCCAGCTGGAGCCGAAATACAAATTTATAGAGATCCTCTTGGAGGTGCTACTCCATTTTTTGGGCATATAATCCAGCCAGGTGAAACCCTTACTAAAATTGCCCGAAAGTATGGTGTTTCTGTTGAGGATATTTTGAGGTTGAATAGGGACAAGACTGATGCAATAAAAAGCAGGGATTTGATTATTGCTGGCAAAGAGATAAGAATCCCTGTTGTTCAAAAGGAACTTGCACAACCAGCTTTGTTGGGACAAAAATTTGCTTCAGCCGATGAAATTAATCAAAAGGCAAGAGAAAACCTTCAACAATCACAATTGCAACCGCAAATAGATGAAAATAAGTTAAATCAATTTATTTTGGAAAAGACAGGAGTGGATCTTAGAGAGGTTGATAGGGCCTTTAGCCGATTGGTTCAATTGAGCGATCCCAACTTTTACGTCAATCAATACAACCAATTGCTTGAGAGAACGGGACTTTTGAAAGACATCCAGGCATTGTCAGATATAAGAAGCATTATGGAAAAAACAAAGCAGGATGTATTAGAAGAAGCGGCAAAAGTAGGAGGATTGGTGACAGAAAGCCAAGTAGCAGAAGTTGTCAATTTTAGGCACGGAATACTAAAAGCACAATATCAGGCGTTAGCTGACGCTATTGAAGCAAAAGAACGAATGATTGACAAGATTATGAAATATACTGCTATGGACAGAAAGTTTATTGCTGATTTACTGGAAAGCCAATTAAATCTTGAACAATGGAAGGCGAAATTAGCAATGGAGGCTGTCAAATGGGATTACAATGCCCAAAAGGAGTTGAGAAACAGAAACCTTAAGAAACTTGAAAAGTACGCTGATACAGGTGAATTGCATACATACTCTCCTGACTTTCTCTATCATTTTGTTAATCCTGAAAGTCCGTTATATGCAGGAATTACTGTTGATGAATTGAGGTTTTACATTAGAATGTCCCAAGAACAGGCAAGACAAAGAGAATTAGATGAAATGAGGACAAAATTATTGATACAGAAAACGCTGGAAGAAATGCAGGTGAAAAGGGCGAGAGAAGCAAGAGCCTGGGCAAAAGAAATGAGAGAAAGAGAATTACATTCATTGAGAAAGAAAATTTTAGAAAAAAAACTTAGAGAAGACGAAGATACATTACATCCCGAAAACTTTTAATCAATGGAACAGGAACAAAAAAAATCATTCTTTCAAAATGTTTTAGAGAAAGCAAGTTATGTAGGTAATTTTGCCAAAGAGGTTGTAACATCCGCTGTGAGAGGATTAGCAAGAGAAGGAGGAGCTTTAACCTTGTGGATAAAAAACAAAATCACTGGAGGAAAAGAGGAGTTTGTGGCACAAGATAGTGTGTCAAGGTTTTTGTTCGGGGATGAACCATTGAGAGAAAAAAATCCTATTCAAGTTGCAAAGGATGTTATTAATTTTGTCGGAGATATTACTTGGAGGCCATTTAGCAGAGCGGTAGCAAAAATTGGATTGAGTGGTTTAGAAAAAATAACAGGGCAAAAACTAACAGAGCCGTTGAGGGTTGAAAAAGCACCATTGCCAAGATTGTATAGGTTTGTTTTCGGAGAGGAACCCTTATCACCCTTGGAAACAGAATGGTTGAGGTATAAAGAATGGGGCAGAAAAAATTTNGGAGAACAATGGGGAGACAAACTCGGAAGTTTGGCATTTTTGGGGTTTTTGGGATTTGATTTGTGGATACCCTTAGGAGGGGGAGCGGGAAAGGTATTTTTGAGAAAAGAGGTTTTGCGAGACATAGCGAAATCAACGGATAAAAATTTCATAAAAAATACGCTCTTGAAAGAGCTTCCAGAACTCCACCATTCAAAAATTATTAACAAGGTTGATGACATTGCTGAAAAATTGGTGGGAGTTAACAAACCTTCCGCCGTCAGAAAGGTTTTGCAGAGAGAATTTGATAACATTGCCAAAGAAATGGGAGTTGATTTGGCAAAAATCAGAAAGGAAATGATGGAAACCGATTTCAGGAAAACTATTTCTGAAGCAGTCGAAAAGGCAAAACCAGAAGGAATAAAGGAACCACCCATTCCTCCAAGACCACCCAAAAATCCTCCTTTGGACCATATACCATTTAGACCAGAATTTAACCCAAGGGGAGGTGAATTTAGAGTGAGGGGGTTTTTTAGAAATTTATGGGAAAACAATCCCGAATTCCGAGAAAGGATTTCCGAATTTTTAGACGAACTTTCCATTTACTACACTCCTATCAAGAACAAGGAAATCATCGAAAGGGCGGTTGCCGAATTGATGCAATACGAGACGTTGGACGAGGCATTTAAGAAGATTGGGAAAAGGTTCGAGAGAACAATACCCAGAGATCCTGGAAGGTTATCCACTGAAATTGTTAAGAATGTTTTGTTAGCAGAAGCGTATTGGGAAGCAGGAATGAAGGTGAGGGCAATAAGAATTATGAATAATGTGATTGGGCTTTATGGGGAAATAGGACGCGCATTACAGACTGCCAGATTTACTCCCAAATTGTCTCCTGCTTATATATCAGCTTGGGCTCCCAAGAAGTTCACGAATGTCTTGAGGGAAATGGCTGAAAAAAGAGGAAAAACCTTATCCGAGGAGTTTTTGAATGATATAGAGCAAAAAATTAGAAAAATCTTTGTGGATATAGAGGTTCCTGCCGAAAAAGAAAGGGCATTAATGGAGTTGATCAACAAAGAAATCGCTCCACAATTGCCCTTAACCTTCTTTGAAAGCCTCAATCTTTATAGATATGGAAATATGCTGTCAGGTCCTGTAACACATCTAAGAAACATATTGGGGAATGTTGTTCAGTTAATCAATAAGAATTTCTTTGTTTTGCCAATGGAAATAGTTGTGGAATATGCGAGACACCGTCATAATCCTGCTTTAAGATTTTCTGATTTGCCAAAGATTTGGAAACATACATTAGGTTCTTTAGGTTTGGCCTGGGAAACAGCAGTTAAAGCATTTTCAAGTGGGGAAGTTTCTACAAGAATGTTTGATTTCTTGAAGGGAAGCGAAGATGCNTTTGAGGCAATGATTAATTTTTCACGATACAGCAATGTTCCGCTTCTTCTAAAACCTGCTTCTGCGATTTCAAAGTTTATGGAAGCAACGGATAAGTTTTTCACTACCTTAGTGGCAGAAGGGGAAAAATACAGGCTTATGGAGCAAGCAAAAAGAGCGGGGCAAAAAATTACAAAAACACTTGAAAGGCAAATAGAAGAACAGGCACAAGAAATTGCCGAGGAATACTTCTTCAGGAGAAATCTTGGTGTTGGCAGAGAAAAACTAAATTATTTCGCTCAAGCATTAGACTATCTTGGAGAAAAAATATTACGAATGAGAAACGAAGCATTAGAAAGCAAAAANCCTGTTCTTAAAACATTCGGTTTAGGTTTAAGTATGCTTGTTCCATTCATTAGAACTCCAGTAAATATTGGAATAACGATGCTCGAGCATTCTCCGTTAGGGCTTATCAGGCCAAAGGATAGCTATACATCGGAAAAGATAGCGCAAGCAATTGTAGGAAGCATTTTTACAGGTGTGGGTGCTTGGTATGCTTTTAATGATAGGACTACCTGGCTTCCTCCCAGCGATCCTAAGGAAAGGGCTATTTTCTATGAAAACAGAAAGCCGTTTTCTATCAATATCAATGGTGTTGATGTTCCTCTGCTTTATTTTGGGCCTTATGGCGTAGTATTAGCAGTTCCTGCGGCATTAAAATGGGCTTTAACAGAAAGAAAACCAGATATCTCTCCTGGATTAGATGAGGCGTTAGCAGCAACAGCATTGGAAACATTGAGATTTCTAATGTCACAAACATCTCTTGAGGGATTAACAAGATTAGGAAGAGTTTTAAGTGGAGATGAAGATTGGAAACAATGGGCTTTTGTTGGAGGGCATTTGGGACAATATATTCCTCTTGAAGGCTTTTTAAGGACCATAGCAAAAATCACTGATCCAGTTCATAGAAAAATTGGAACAGACTTTTGGGGCTCTGTTAAGGCAGACTTACCATATCTTAGACAAACACTTGAAGCATACGAAAATATTGGAGGAGAAAGTGATTTTGCTTGGTGGCAGACAATTGTTCCGTATGCAACTGGGAAAGAAAGCATGCCATTTTCTCTTGCGTTAAAGGAACTGCAAATTGACAGAAGAAGAAGAGAGGCTTGGAACTTATATGCAAGGGACAAATTAAAGCTTGAAGACATTAATGCCTGGATAGAAAGAGCAAAAATCGGTTTCAAATCCGATAGGAAATTAACAGAACAGGAAATCAAAGAAGGAATGGAGATTTTTGAAGCCCTGAAAACATACAAATTCAAAAATAGAAACGCATTAAATGGAGCATTGTATTTTGCTACTATCTTTTTGGAGCAATTGAAGAAGGAGGGCAGAATAGAGGAATTCAAGAAGGCAGTTGAAGGGTTGCCGAAAGAATACGTGAAGGAAATCAAAAGAATAAGAAAGGAAAGGAGAGAATTGGAGCAATTGGATGTTCCAGTTCCATTGCCATTAAACTTAAGCAGGATGAGAAAGGAAGAAAGAGCGGAAATCCTTTATAAATTCTTCAAAGACATCAAGGATAAGGTTTCAAGAGAAGATTGGTATAGGGTGCAAAGAATTTTAAAGGAGAAGAAAATTCTTACTAATGAAGTTATCAAGTTGATAAAACAGAAAATTGCACAAGAAAAGGGGTTACCGATTAGCCAAGAAGACGAAACACAGCAACAGAAAACAAAAGTTGTTGTATTGGAAAGAGGGTCGGAATTAGAAACCGAAGAAGACGAAGAAGAATGAAATACATTTGTTTAACATATGACGGACACGGACTTCCAGTTTTTTACAAACTCCTTCTGGAAGGTAATGATGTTATAGTGGGGCAGGTAAAGAAACTGGAGCATATGCCAAAAGAAGAAGAGGAGCTAACAAACAGNAGATTATCTTTGTATGATGGAATGATAGAGAAAATTGATGCTGATGAACTTATTGAAAAAATGAGAAAAGAAAATCCTGATGACTGGTTTGTTATTTGCGATTTTAATTATGTTTATCCATACGCAGAAAAACTCAAGAAAATGGGTTTTAAGGGGCTATTGCCAACAAGGGAAGATTTTGAGCTTGAAGAAGACAGGAACAGAGCAAAGGAATATGTTTTTAGAAAATATGATATCTTTTCTCAACAAGATATACAGGAATTTGACAGTATAAAAGAAGCATTAAATTTCCTAAAGAAAAGTGAAAAGATTTACGGCATAAAGGGCTTCAATCNAGAAGCACCAACATACTTTCCGATGTCAAATGACAAACAGGTTGCCTACGATGAGTTGGAGGATATTATNATTAGTAACCAGAAACTTTATGAAAGTGAAGGATTTATTTTGGAAGAAAAAATTGAAGATTTGATTGAATTTATTCCAGAGATAATCACCTTTGACGGGGAAATCGTGGGGATGAATGTTGATTTGGAGAATAAACCAATAGGAGCGGGAAATACTGGTTTGCAGACAGGAGATGCCGCAAGTTTTATCTTATGGATAGATAAAAACGAACCAGCTTTTCAGAAGCTTTATGAATTGTTCTTCAGGCCCTCAATGGATAGGTGGGCAAGAGAAAACGAAATGGTGGTATGGGATGCTGGAGTTATGTATTCTCCCAGCAGAAATGCCTTTTATTTCACAGAGTTCTGCAGTAATCGTGAGGGTTATTCCGCCTTGTTTGACAAGCTTTCAACTTTTAATAGTGTATCAGAATACTACGAAAGAATTATGAACAAGCAATATCTTTTTGACAGGGATGTTAAACCATTCGGCAATTCCATCAGAGTTTTTAATGAAATAANGGACAGAAACTTGAGGCATTTGATTATGAGAGACGCTCGCATCATAACCGATGAAAAGAATCCGAATGTTTGGTTGTGGGATGTCTACAAGAAAAATGGCAAACTTTACACCGTTGGCTATGACCATAATTTGGCTGTTATAACCTGTGCAGGTGATAACTGGAAGGAGAATTTTTATGTTATAGATGATATGCTTTCTAATGGTAAAACATTCGTTTTCCCAGGCATGCTTTACAGGAGGGCCTTTGATTTGGTTAGGAATGATTATTCGCAGAACTTTGAGGAGAGGATAAGGTTTGTTTATAATTTCCTTGAGAGGGAAATCCCAAAAGAATGGCTGGAACAATCACCGGAAATAAGCGAGTTCCTAAAACTTATTAAGAGAATTGANGAGCTATGACCGATAACCACGAAAAAATATATTTTCAGGCCCTAACAAAGGCTATGGAAAAAATCCTGTCAAAATTGGTTGACAAAATAAGGCTTATTGAGGAGAAAATCTCCAGGCTTGAGAGAATCGAGGAACTTCCAAAATTCCAGGAGGTTGTTTCAGAATTGAGAAATCTTCACCAAAACGTTGAAAACTTGAGGATTTCGGACAAAAAAGAAAAAGAGAGTTTGACTTCACAAATCTTAAATATCCAAAGAACGCTATTGGAATTTGACAAAAGGATACGCCAAATGCGGAAGGAAGGCTCTTGATATAAAAGACCTTCTCAATAATTCTTTGAAGGAGATCCTGGAAGAACTGCAAAAAATAAAAGAAAAAATAAGCAAATACGAAAAAGAGATAGAGTTTTTCAGGGAGGGAATATTAAAATCTCCTGGCATCATCGGTCCTTCTGCTTCGGGGATTGAAGTTTTATTGAATAATACGAAAAAGGGGGTTTATTCGAAAATTAATCTTATTGAAGGAACCAATATAACTTTTGACTTTTCCGAAAACAAACAAGAAGGTAGGGCAAATCTTACTATCAATCTTGTTGGAGGCGGAGGTGGCGGAGAAGGGGCAACTACCTTCCTACAGCTTACCGATACTCCCTCTTCTTATGATACTCACGGATCAAAATTGGTTCAAGTAAATTCTTCAGAAAATGCCTTGGAATTTGCTCCAATTTCTTCCTTATTGAATGCTGGTAGCGGAATATCCTTATCGGGAACCACCAATGTAACCATTACTAACACAGGAATTTTATCGTTAAATGCTGGGAGCGGAATTTCAATTTCTGGAGGACAAAATCCCACTATTACAAATACGGGTGTTCTTTCCTTGAATTCAGCCACAGGAACATTAACATTACAAGGAACTACCAATCAGGTAAGTGTTAATACCTCGGGAAATACAATTACTTTATCATTGCCACAAAACATCCACACCGGGGCCTCGCCGACATTCAATGGTCTTACTCTTTCATCTTTAACTCCTGGCTCTGTTTTATTTGCTGGAAGCGGGGGAACCATCTCTCAAAACAATTCAGGGCTCTTTTGGGATAATGCCAACCGAAGATTAGGGATAGGGACATCAACGCCCGCGGGCATTTTGCACGTAGTTGCGGGAACAGTTAATGCTTTGGTGGTGAGCAATGATGCCAGGGTCGGTATTGGGACGACGGCACCAGAATATAAATTAACTATTCAAGCTGATTCGGGTGAAACCCTTATACAAGGATTACATTCAGGGGGGG